CTCCGAAACGCGCCTGCGGGCGCAGGCAGCCCCCTCCCCTTGCATCACACCAGACAATTCAATTTGGGGCTATCCCACCAGTAGTCCGGGTGTTCCCTGCGGGGTTCCGGTTCTTAGACGACTACTGCAACTACAACGCCTCGGGCGTGGTGTTGCACGTCGGCGGCAACTACGGCCAGAACCAGAACCACGGCGCGTTCTACCTGAACGGCAACAACGCCGCCTCGAACGCGAACGCGAACATCGGCTGCCGTCTCCTTGACAGGCTGGCATACCTCCTTACTTCGGATCAGACCGTTCCCACGGTTTGAGATAGATGGGTGGGATAGCCGCACGGCCCTTGCCGGCGATGTGCCGAAGGGACACGGTTTAGTACACGCCGGAAGGCGCGATGGAAACACCGTGAGGCAACAAGGAGAAGATAAATCCCATGAAACGAAAAGGAAACCTTTTCGAGAGACTGACCGGAGATGAAAACCTGAACCTCGCCATCGACGAGGTGAACCAGACCCACCGCTGGCACCCACACCACAAGCCGAACAAGGTGGTGGCGTGGGTGGACGGCACGAAGGCGGAGCGGGTGAAGGAACTGCGGGAGATCATCCTGCAGGGCTTTGACCCATCCCCATCCACGCCGAAACGGCGATGGGACAAGAGCGCCGGGAAATGGCGGGACATCTACGAGCCGCGGCTGTGGCCGGACCAGTACATCCACCACGCGCTGGTGCAGGTGCTGCAGCCGGTGATGATGCGGGGCATGGACGGCTGGTGCTGCGGGAGCATCCGGGGCCGGGGCATCCACTACGGGATGCGCGGCATCAAGAAGTGGATGCGAAATGACCCAAAGGGGACGCGCTGGTGCGCGGAACTGGACATCCACCACTTTTACGAGAGCCTGCAGCCGGCGGTGGTGATGGAGCGGATGCGGCGGCTGGTGAAGGACAGGCGGGTGCTGGACCTCATCGAGCGGGTAACACGACACGGCATCCAGATCGGAGCCTATTACAGCCAGTGGCTGGCCAACACCGTCCTGCAGCCCATGGACCACGCCCTGCGGGAGAGCGGAGTGAAGATCACCCACTATATCCGATACATGGACAATATCACCCTGTATGCCAGGAGCAAGCGGGCGCTGGACAAGGCGATCCGGCTGGTGCGGGAGTGGCTGGAAGGACACGGGATGCGGCTGAAAGACAACTGGCAGAAGTTCCGCACGGCGGACCGCCTGCCCTGCGCCCTGGGCTACCGCTACGGAAAAGGCTACACCCTCCTGCGCAAGCGGAACCTGTTTCGCCTGGCGCGGCAACTGCGGACGTACTACCGGAAGGTACGGCGGGGCCAGCGGATCCCGATCTCACTGGCGACGGGGCTGCTGTCCAGACTGGGGCAACTGCGCCGCTGCAACAGCGCCCGGATCTACCGGCGCCTGGTGAAGGCCAAGACGCAGAGGGCGCTGAAATGCGTGGTGCGGGACTACATGAAGAAGGAGAGATCACGATGGAATACATCTACGGGACCACGGAACGCGGCGGCGTGATGGTGGAGAACCTGAAAACCGTGGGCGAGGCGCACACGGCCCTGTCCGGGTTCGTGGGCACTGTCCGCGTCTACGGGGACGGGACCACCATTGAGGACCGATGCCGGATCCTGGAGCACTATGAGAGCAAGGAGCAGGACGGCGTTTACTACGACTGGTACACCATCGACAGCCACTACCGCATGTGCAGCAACGCGGAGGGGCTGCGCAAGGTGGAGCAGCAGGTGGCGGCGGAGGCGGCCGTGACGGCCCAGACCAGGGCGGCGACACGGCTTTATGTGCAGAAGGCAACGGACATCACCGACGAGCAGGCGCTGACCATGGCGGACCTGTTCCTCACCTGGGAGGAGGCGCTGGCCGCCGGACAGGCCCTGGAGGCAAACACGGTGCTCAACGACGACGGGCAACTGTACCGGGTGGTGCAGCAGGTGACGCCCCAAGCCCACCAGGCGCCCCACGACGAGGGGATGCTGGCCATCTACCGCCCCATCGACCAGACCCACGCCGGAACACTGGAGGACCCCATCCCCTTTGTCTACGGCATGGACACGGAGGAGGGGAAGTATTACGCCTACGAGGGGACCACCTATCTCTGCAGGCAGACCATGACGCCCTGTGTGTGGGCGCCGGGCACGCCGGGCCTGTGGCAGTGGGAGGTGGCGGCGTGATGGTGGAGTACATCATCCCGGCCGCCGCGGGCGTTGTGGTGGCCATTATCGAGGCGGTGGCAGCACGGGACCGCAGAAACGCCAAGAAGGAGCGGGAGGCGGAGGCCAAGCAGCGCAAGGACCAGGAGGAACTGGTGGTGCTGCTGATCCAGGGGAATTGGGCGGCAATCGCCCTGGGAGAGGCCACGGCGCGGGCGGTGCAGCGGATCCCGGACGCCCACTGCAACGGGGACATGAAGGACGCGCTGAAATACGCCACGGACGTCAAGCACAAACAGAAGGAGTTCCTGGCAAAGCAAGGCGTCCACGCCGCGCTGGAGTAAGGACATGGGCGGAAAACGAGAGCGGCCGGGCCTGCTGCAGCGGCTGCGGGAAGTCCCCCACCTGTTTGCCAAGTGCATCATTGTCCACTGCATCGTCTGCGGGACGCTGGCCTGCTGGTACGCCCTGCGGATCCTGTCCAGGACGGGGCAGGACCCGGCGGGGCTGCTGGGGGTGATCCTGGCCTTCTTCGGCGGGGAACTGCTATTGCTGTGCCTGCGGACGGTGTTGAAGGAAAAACCATCCAAGGATCAGGGCGTGACGCCCGGAAAGGACGAGGAACCATGAAACAGTACATCGGAACAAAGATCATCCAGGCGGAGCCGGCGCTGCGGATCGACGGAAAGACGGTGCAGCCCACCACATGGCCGGTACCGGAGGGGGCCAAGTCGGAGGAAGGCTACGCGGTCCGGTACCCGGACGGCTACATGAGTTGGTCCCCCAAAGAGACGTTTGAGGAGGCCTACCGGCCGTCGGACAGCATGACCTTCGGCCTGGCCATTGAGGCAGCCAAGAAGGGCAAGCGGATCGCCCGAAAGGGCTGGAACGGCAAGGGACAGTATGTGGAACTGGCCACGGGCATCGGCTATGTGAGGGCGGACGGAAAGACCGTCAACGCAGAGCACGCGGCCATCGGGAACAAGGCGCTTGCCTTTGTGGGCACCTCCGGCGTGCAAATGGGGTGGCTTGCCTCCCAGGCGGACATGCTGGCGGAGGACTGGGAGATCGTGGAGTAAGGAGGAAAAACAGTGAACCAGAACATTATCAAGCGGCTGGCGGCGCTGCTGTCCGTCAAGAGCCTGGTCACTTTGATTTTGACGGGTGTTTTCGCCTTCATGGCCTGCACCAACCAGATCAGCCAGGATTTTATGACCATTTACGCAGTGATCATCGCGTTCTACTTCGGCACGCAGAGCCAGAAACTGCAGGACACCATCGGCGGAGGCGGCGGAAATGAATAAGAAACCTGTCTCTTACCTGCAGACGGACGCGCGGTGGAAGAACAAGCCGTACCGCGTCACCGGGGAGAGTTCCACCATCGGCAGCGCCGGCTGCGGCCCGACGGCTGCGGCCATGCTGATCGAGACCATCACAGGGAAAACCTTCACCCCGGAGGACGCCTGCAACTGGAGCATGGCGCACGGGTACAAGGCCCTGAACCAGGGGACCTACTACGCCTATTTCACCCCGCAATTTGCAGCCCATGGTATCGACTGCCAGATGCTCAACTGGACGAACACCTACGGAAAGCCCGACCACGAAAACCACGAGAGAGTGGTGGAGAAGTTGAAGGAGGGCTATTACGCCATCGCCCTGATGAACAAGGGCCTTTGGACCTCCAGCGGGCACTTCGTCGTGCTGTGGTGGCAGGACGACAAGGTGCGGATCAACGACCCGGCCAGCACCAAGGACGCCAGGGTGAACGGGGACATCCGGACCTTCCGCTCCCAGGCGAAATACTACTGGCTGGTGGACGCGAGAGAATACAACCGCGCAGACGCGGACGAGGAGGACGAGAACATGCAGAGATACAACACGATGGAGGAGATCAAGAAGGAGTTCCCCTATGCGGAGGACACCGTGCGGAAACTGATCGCAATGGGCGCTATCCGCGGCGGCGGAAAGGTGGATGCCAACGGGGACCCCGCGGACATGGATCTTTCGAGAGACATGCTGCGGATGATGGTATTCAATGACCGCGCCGGCGCTTACGGCGATTAAGGCGATGGGGCCGGCCAGAAACGGCCGGCCCCGATTTCTAAGAGAAAGGCGGTGCGGGCGTGCCTTCCAACTGGCTATACATTGACACGAATTTTCCCACCTTCACCGGGGAGGAGAGTTCGGAGGAAAAGATCACAACCATACAAAACTACATGTTCATGCTGGTGGAGCAGTTGCGGTATTCCCTGCACAACCTGGATCTTTCCAACATGAACAAGACCGCGGTGGAGCGGTACGAGACCTCCATCACGGAACCGATATACGCCAGGATCGAGGACAGCGAGGAGAACATCGCGGACCTCGCCCTGACGGCGGAAGGGCTGGGGCTGCGTCTGTCCAATGCGGAGGGGAACATCACCTCCCTGACCGCCACGGCGGAGGGGTTGAGCATACAGATCTCCGACGCGGAGGACGACATCCTGCAACTGGGGATCACGGCGGATGGGCTGGCCACGCAGATCTCCAACGCCCAGGGGCAGATCTCCAACCTGCAGCAGACGGTGGACGGGTTTGCCCTGTCCGCCTCCAACGGATCGAACAGTTCCTATCTGTACCTCACCAGCAACGGCATTATCCTCTCCAGCGCCCGGATCACCTTCTCCGGCATGGTGACGTTCCTGGATCTGTCCACCAGCGGAGCCACTACCATCAACGGCGGGAACATCACCACGGGCATCATTCGGGCGATCACGCTGCAGGGCAACGACATCATTGGCGGGACCATCACCGGCGCCACGCTGCGCAGCGTCTCCGGCAGCGATAACGGGCTGGAGATCTACTATGGGGCGGTGAGCCGGAACCTGCTGGTAGGCGGCATCCGGTTCGACGACAACGGCAGAGGCACCGAGGACGAGGCCAGATACCGCATGTTTATCTACACCAACAGCGGGTACATGGACTGGGCCATGAAGTTGCTCTCCGCCGGCGGCATGAGCCTGGAGAGCGGGGCCAATATCTATATCGAGGCATCCACCAACCTGACGCTGCGGGCGGGGTGGAATATCTGGATCGAGGAGCCGGCCATTACCGACAGCAGCGGGAACACCTGGCAATTCCGCAGCGACGGCCTTTACAAAAACTATGTCAAGGCAATCAGCCTGGACAGCGCACGGCAATAAACGGGGACCCCGCGAAAGCCCAGCGCAGCGGGTTTCGCGGGGAAAGGACGAACAACGAAGTGGAGCGGATGCCGGCCGACAGGGCGGCGGAGCGGAAAGGAGTTTGTGAGGACGCTATGAAACTGATCGAGGCAGTAAACGCCTATTTGGCGGCGGAGGAAATGAGCCGGGAGAAGTGGCCCTACCCGGTGGCCCTGGCCCTGGTGAAGGTAAAGCGGCGCGTAAAGGACGAGGTGGACTTCTTCCTGGCCAGAGAACGGGAACTGGTGGAGGAGTACGCGGCCAGGGACGAGCGGGGCAACATCCGCCTCACCAGCGCCGGGACTTTCGTTTTCAAAGACCCGGCAAAGGGGCCTGCCTATGAGGCAGCCAGAAAAGAACTGTGCGAGACGGAGATTGAGATCGACCACAAGCCTATCTGCGTCGCCGCGCCGGCGGAGATCAAGCCAGCCTATATCGAGGCGCTGGAGCGGTTTGTGGAGTTTACGGAGGGCGGCGTATGAAACTGCCAAGTGTGCTCTACGCTGACGGCATCAAGAAGGGACAGCAGGTGAAGTTCGGCGGCCTGAACCACAACCTGGGCGCAGACGACGGGGAACTGTGGGACATGCGCAACCTCACCAGCGACTACTTCCCTCTCCTGGCCACCAGGGCGCCGCGGCGGCTTTACCGGACGCTGGAGAGCGCCGGCGGCCTCTACTGCTGGGAGAAACTGTGCTGGGTGGACGGTACCGGATTTTACTATGACGGGGAGCGAAAGGGCGCGGTAACGGCGGGGCAAAAGACCTTCGCCGCCCTGGGGGCCTACATCGTAATTTTCCCGGACAAAGCGTGGTACAACCCCCTGACCGGAGAGTTCGGCAGCCTGGAGGCCGCCTGGAGCGGCAGCAGCCTCACCTTCACCAACGGCAAACTGTACGAGGAGGAGGCGGAGGCGAACTGCATCCAGGCCAGCGGCGTCAACTGGGCGGACTACTTCAAAGCCGGGGACGCCGTGACCATTGAGGGCTGCACCAAGCACCCGGAGAACAACAAGACCCCCATCATCCGGGAGATCGACGGGGACAAACTGTATTTTTATGAGTACATATTCACTCTGGACGGAGAGGACGGCGTGACGCCGTACACGGAGACCGGGACGCTCTCTGTGCGGCGGACGGTGCCGGACCTTCTGTACGTCTGCGAAAACGAGAACCGGCTGTGGGGATGCGACAAGACCACCATCTACGCCTCCAAACTGGGGGACATCTTCAACTGGAACGTATACGACGGACTGGACACAGACAGTTACTCCGTGGACACCGGCAGCGCCGGCAGTTTCACCGCCTGCGTGTCCTACCTGGGGTACCCCATCTTCTTCAAGGAAGAGCACATCTACAAGGTCTACGGTTCCATCCCGTCCAACTTTGAAATCATGGGCAGTGCAACTCTGGGCGTGGCGGAGGGCAGCGCCGGCAGCCTGGCCGTGGCCGGGGAGATCCTGTTCTACCTCTCCCGCGCCGGCGTCATGGCGTACTCCGGCGGGATCCCGCAGCCTGTGGGGGCGGCCTTCGGCCTGGAACGGCACAAGAACGCGGCGGCGGGCAGCGACGGCCTGAAATACTACGTCTCCATGCAGGGAGAGGACGGGGCGTGGCTGCTGCACGCCTACGACGCGCAGCGGGGCCTCTGGCACACCGAGGACGCCACCCACGCGACACACTTCGCCCGGTGCAGCGGGAACCTGTACTTCCTCAACGACGCGGGGGAGATCTGGATTACCGGGAACATCCAGGATCCTCCGGCAGGGACCACCCTGGAGGAGCCGGTACCATGGCGGGCGGAGTTCGGGGACTTTGTGGACAAGAACCCGGACAAGAAGGGCATCTCCAAAATACAGATCCGGCTGGAACTGGACGAGGGGGCGGAGGTGCAGGTCTACATCCAGTTCGACGCCACCGGGGAGTGGATCAAGGTCAACGGCGCCCTGGGAGAAGGTACAAAACGCAGTTACTACCTCCCCATCATCCCGAGGCGCGCCGACCACTACCGCCTGCGCCTGGATGGCACCGGCGGCTGCCGCGTCTACTCTATGGTGCGGGAGTATTACGACGGTTCCGCCCTTAAATCCCAAAAGGGGCGGCAGTAAACAGAGTGAAAAGGAGGGCACACCATGCCTTACAGTTACAACGACTTTCTGAACGCCGCTACATCATCCGGCCTGCTGGGTGAGTTCTCCCAGGCGGATCTGGAGACGGCGCAGCGGTACCCGGAGTTTGGCCTGTCCATCCTGTCCCTAAAGCGCGACTACCACGACGCCGCGACGGACGAGCAGAAACTGCTGGCCAACGAGGCGGCAAACCAACTGCGCAGCAGTTACGGGAACTATCGGGGCGGGGCAGACGGGGGCAGTTACTACTCCCAGGGGAAGATCCCCGGCCAGATCGACGCCATCCTGGACCAGATCAACAACTTCGGCTCCTTCACCTTTGACCAGGAGGCGCCGGTCTATGACAACCAGTACGCCGAGCAGCAGCAGGCGCTCCTGGACGCCATCCTAAACCGGCCGGACTTTTCCTGGAGCAAGGAAACAGATCCGCAGTGGTCCTCCTACAAGAAATCCTACCTGCGGGAAGGGGATCGGGCCACGGCAAACGCGCTGGCCCAGGCGTCGGCGGCCAGCGGCGGGAGAGCGTCCACCGCGGCCATCACGGCGGCTACCCAGGCCGGAGACTACTATGCCACGCAGTTAAACGACATCATTCCGACGCTGTATCAGCAGGCCTACGACCGCTACCTCAACGAGTACAGTATGATGCTGCAGGACCTGGGCACTGTGAATACACAGGAGCAACTGGACTACGCAAAATATCTGGATCAACTGACCCAGTACAACACGGACCGGAATTTTGCCTACGACACCTACCTGGGAGACTTCAACATCCTGCAGGGGCAACTGGCCTCCCTCCAGAGCCAGGACGACGTGGACTACGGACGCCTGCTGGATCAGATCAACCTGGGCCTGCAGCAGGACCAGACCCGCTACGAGCGGGAGTGGAACGAGAGCGAGCGGGACTACCAGCGGGGGCAAAACGAGAAATCCATCGCCCAGGCACAGGTGGACGCCATTCTGGCTGCCGGCGGGACCCCAAGCGCGGACCTGGTGGGCGCGTCCGGCTATACCAACGAGTATGTGCAGGCGCTGGAGGCGGCCTACAAGCGGGAGCAGGCGCAGAGCCGGAGCAGGAGTTCCAGCGGGAGCGGCGGGAGTTCCGGCGGAAGGAGCAGCGGAGGTGGAACGGGGTACAACAATGCCGGCCTCACCACCTCCCAGATCCAGCAGATGCAGACGGCCCTGGGCGTGACGCCGGACGGTATGTGGGGACCGGAAACCCAGGCAGCAGCCGGCGGGTTGAGCGCAGACCAGGCCTGGGCCATTATGTCCGGCGGAGACGGCGGCGGGCAAGATCCGGGCGCCAGCGTCACCAACCAGACCGGGGACGGCTGGATCCGCGTTGCGGGGTACAGCCGGATCACCTGGCAGGAGTTGGAGGCAATGGTGAACCGCGGAGAGATCATTGAAACCTACAACCCGGAGACCGGGAAGTACAGTTACCGAAAGAACCCGAATTACGGGAAATAAGGAGGAGGCGCCATGGCAAGCGACTTTCTGAAAAATGCGGCCCAGCGCCAGGCGGAGAAGATGGACCGGGAATATGGCCCGGACGCCTACGGCGGCAGCAACTGGAGACAGCAGCACAGCACCGGCGGGCAGACAACGGCCGCCCGGACGCAGCAGACACAGCAGGC